TATACTGTCTACATAGAAACCACTTGTTGCATCAAGGTACTCTTGAACAACCATTAACAATGTTCTTCTCATTTTTTATCTCCAAGGAACTTTATGAAAGGGACTCCTAAGAATCCCTTTTAAAAATTACCTGTTAATTAGACAGGCGTTGCTAGAGTAACCAATGCTTCAGGACGTTTAAGCGCGAAGCCATAACGACAAGTAGCAGACCATTCATCACGTTTCAGGTTAGTGTTACGGAAGAATTCAGTCTCAGGACGCTGACGGATAACACCCATGAACGGCATTGAAGTGTCATTAGCCATAGACATTGCAACACAACCTTTACCAGTAATTGCACCACCACCCGTACCATCACTTTTGGCAAGAGTCTCAGCAGTAATAGCTGGCAAGTTGTGACTTACCATGATGTTAATACCAGCAATGTTACGAACAATATTAAGCTTATCACCAAAGCCAGTTTGCACTAGACCTTGTACATCGAAGTTAAACTGTGAACCATTAGTTACTTCAGTGATGTTTAAAAGCTTATTAAGTTCGTACTCGGTTTCAGGAGTAACTATTAACATACGATTTTCGGTAGGGATATAAGCCTTATCGAAAGCGTACTTGATGAACATAATGTCATCAATAGTTATAGCACCACCAGTGCCACTACCTTTCATGCGGTGAGGAACACCACCAATAGCATTGTTATTACCAAGAGTCTGAGAGTTAGCTGTAGCTAGAACAGCAGTCTCCATATCTGTAGCCATAGCAATACCAGACTTGTGAACATTCTCTTGATAGAATGCTTCTGACTGATGCGCATCTTGCTTCATACGGTCTGTTACAAAGAAACCATCCTGCTTATAGGCAGTAACAGTAAGGTCTTTACGAGAAGTAGTCATACCGTCATAGGTAATCTGAGTATTCTCTGTGTAATCTGTAACATCACGATCTGCCGTCAAGGTAACATTAAGAGTGTCACCATCAGGGAAGATACCTGTTTTGTCATCGAACAAAGGACGACCAACTAACCAGTCATCGAACTGCTTCTCTAAAGAAACTTGATATAGCTCTTGACGAACTAGGTTAGGGACTTGTGCATAAGTAAAATTTGACATAATATTTTCTCAGTTAGAAAGTTAATTTAACACCTTGTTTCTCTGCAATCTTACGATAGTTATCTATAGCCGTATTAACACGAGAGCGGTCATTAAAACCACGCGAAAAGTCTAGCCCAGATTCTTTCTTCTGCGTAAAACCAGATACAGAGTTACTAGGGTTATAAGTTGTTTTGGGTTGTTTATCTAAACCAAATAACTTTTTAAAGCGTTTCGGATTAGCCTGTGCCTCTTTGATAATGTCTTCATCAGACATACCTAAGTCCTTAGCACTTTCACGAAGTTTCTCCTCAAAAGAATCTCCATATCTCGCTTGTGCAGCTCCTATACTTTCATTCTGGTTTTTACTAAACACTTCTTGTTGTTGGGAAGTGCTTAATGACCCCATAACTTCTTGTAGTAGTTGCTGTTTAAGCGTTTCAACGTCCAACTGAGGGGTTGTCTCAGTGGTTTGACTTGGCTGTAATTCATTCACAGGGGATTCCTCTTTATTTTTTAATTGTGATAAAGCGTCTTCCAGCTTTGTACTTTGGTTAAGTTTAGCTTCAAGTTCCTGAATTCGAGCTTCCATCGTTTTAGTCTCATCAACCTTATCTTTGATAAAGTTCTGAGCAGATTGCCAAGATTGTTGAGCTTCTTCTGTGTTGTTAAAAAGACGCTCCTTACCTTGACTATCTGTACCACCAAAGAGTGGTTTAACCTCTTCCTGAGATTCTGGCTGGTTAGCCTCCAAATTTTCTTTTACATCTGGGTTAGATGTTTGCATTCTTAATCACCTTAATGTTGTTTACTTTTACCGAACCAACCACTACCTTTTAGTTGGAAGTTTGAGCTTCTTATTACTTTGTGCATACCTTCGGCACAATCCTTACAAACTACTTCTGGACTTTCTGTCATACCATGTACAACCTCCTTATCATATTCACATTCGTAGCAGTGATAAACATACGTAGCCATTAGACTTTCCAATCTAGCTTTTTTATCAACTCTCTTAATAATCTTCTTTGAGCTTTATTTTTTATAGATACATAAGAGAATTGGAATTTTGAAATAAAGTCATTTTTAGATTCATCTTCTTTTACTAATTTTTCTACAGAATCCTCTAAATGGATTATAAAAAGTTCTGTAAAATTATTTTTATGCCACCTTTTATAACGTTCAATATCTTTTTTCTTTTCTTCTGGATTCAAAGCACTAAAATGCTCTGACATAAAAGAAGGTACTTTAAAGCTCATCCTCTTCCTCCATCATTCCCATCTCTAGACTAGTTGGTTGTGAACTAGATTTAACCATTTCTTGTTCAGCCATCATTTGTTTCTCTTGCATTTCTAGATTCTCATCTATAGAAGCAAACTTGTTAATAAATGCGTATTGATCGAATCCATATAAACTCTCGACTGTCTTAGCCAAGTTATATGTATTAATATGAGGAGCTACCATCTGTGCAATGTTTGTGTTAGTTAACTGTGTTAAACCTTGTAGCTGTTGTAACTGTCTACTAAAACGTCTACTACCCATTGGGAGTAACTTACCATTAGCACTAAGGTCTTCTTCTGTAATGCTTGTAGTAAGTAAAATACCTTCCTCATCTTCTTCTAGAACTTTAATAATACTAGAGAAGTTATCCTTAGCTATTCGCATCTCAGCTTGTACAAGAGGCTCTAACAAGTCTTCTTCTACTTGAGATACTTTATTAATAAATCCTCTGAATGCACCATCATTAAGACTCTGTACTTCTGTAGCAGTCTTTTCTCCTGCTGTCCTAAAACCAGCTAACTGTTGAGGTAGTCTTGCACTTGTACGGGCTAAGTCCCTGTGCATCATTATCTGGTTATCAAAAGTAAGTACAGTACTGTCAGGACGAATGTCTGAAACACTTCCACCTTCAGGCATAATGTACTTCGTATGACCTGTTACTTCGTCATATATCTCTTCTACATCACCAACATAAGACCTATCTGGATAAATGAATTTGTCAATAGCATCATTCTTACCATTCTCCCTGTGGTTAATCATGTAGTTGATCCCCACAACTTTATCTAATGGGCCTTGACTCCATAGATTATCAGGTCGTGCAGTCCATCCACCTTTAAATATAGAAGGCTTAATTTCTTGCTTATCTAATACAACAGTATCTTTATCAACAATAACAATACAACGTTTCTTATAAACCTCTGTTTCTACTTCATCAAGGATGTCTCCGTAAAACCAAAGTAACTCTACGTAACCAGAACTGTAGTACTCATCTAAACTACCAAAACCTTGTGGTACATATTGCTTTTCTTTATAACGTTCAGCGTAGTCTCTAAAACCTCCTGTACGCCTCTGTAAGAGACTCTTAGTTTCTTCTGGAGTTATCACTTTATCTTCGTCAGAAATACTCTCTAAGAACTCTACAAGCTCTCCTACTGATACTAGACTACGTACTATTTTAGGAGCTTTATTAAAATCAGTATATGTTGGGTTAAATACAATATCAAAAGGACTAATTCGTTTAACTGCTGGCCCTGAATAACCTGATACGTATCCATCTTCTGTATCCGCTGTATCATTCTTATAATAAGCTTGAGCAAAACAATTACCATAACGTACTAAGTCATCAATCACTTTACGCATTTGGATGTTAAAGCCATTAAGTGCATGACACTGTTTTATATAACTTTGAACTTTGCCTCGTAATTGCTTTGTAATTGCATTAATCTCAAAACCTTTCCATCCTAACCAGTCTTCATGTGGAAACATTGTACTGTAGACAATAGCTAAAAGGTCTTCGTGTAACTCTGAAAGAATAGGAAGGTGTGTCTTGTGGTCAAAATTGTCTCCACCTTCTAACATGCTTGTATCTGTAGCAAGTAAATAGTTATCTATTTCTGCCCATAGAGCCATAGCTGTGGTACGTGACGAATTCCACTCTTCCCAGTAACTAGCTATATCACCAGCTAAAGCAGCCTTGTTATTATAATTAAGGGTAATCAAGCTCTTTTTCTCCTACTAAGAAATCGGTTAGAAGCATTAACAACAGTCCGTTCTCTTTTATTTGTTGCAAATTTAGGTTTGGCTAGTCGTTTACTATTACTAACAGCTATCCATACAGCATCTTTTAAATCATCGTGCGGTGGCTTTGTTAAGTGAAGTTCTTCTTCTAACAATCTTGTGTACCCACCTTTCGTATGGTAAACACTTTTATTTCTGTAAAGAGGTTCAAATAACTGAGAGTTACGTTCTTCTTTTGTACCTTCTCTCTGGTTCTTATGTTGATGTTTAACTACCAACGTATGACCTGCTCTTCGTATCTCGTCTTGAATGAAATTAGCTACTACAGCACCACCAGCATTAGTCTCTACTGTTACTTCTCGGAAGTCCCAATACTCATGCATTGTAATAAGCTTCTCATAATATATTTCTGCCTTAGCTGTTTGGAATCTTTGAAGGTCTAGTACGTATAAGTACCCTTCGTTATCCCAAGCTGTTACTGCAATGGATGTGTAATCTCGTTTAACTTTACGAACACCACTGCCTTCACTAAATGCTAAATCCATACCACAAGCTAGTTTTAATTCTTTATTTCCGTAGAACCACCTGTTCTGCCTTTGCTCTAACAGATTAGGCTGGAGGTACATGAAACAATCTCTTGTAATCTTTGCTTCACTAGCCGCATTAGGGTCATTGTAGTACTGTGAGTAATACAGCTCTAAGTTAAATGCTTCAGACTTCTTTTTACTTAATTCTGTCTGATTAAAACCGTACCAATTACCATCTGGCATTTTAGTTCTAGGCCATACAAAGTCACCTGTACCATCGTATCTTTTACTAGTTTCTACTTTACGCTCAAACCACTTCCATAATGGACGAGTCTCGGTAACAATACCTTCATCATCAAATATC